GTATTGATATGGTCTTCTGAGTAATGTTTACATTCTACACACCAAAGGTTCTTTTCACCAGGCAAATATAGGTCTCCTTTTAGGCCATGCTTAGGGTCAAGGGCGCCACTGCTAGGCACTCTCTGCCAATTTAAACCGGTAAGCTCTATTAACTTTTTCTTAATGTCTGCCTCTGCTCTGGCACCCTTGTCCCTACTATCCACCATATTCTATCCTCGATATATTATTTTTCTTTTTTACCGTTACTTTTTCCAGTAAGGGGTGATTAAATCCGTGACTAATAACAAAAGTATTTAGGTGAGGCTCTCCTAGTAACACTTCTACTAGTTTTTCTTTGCCATCAAGATCCAGGTTTTCAATAGTTTCATCTAAAATTAATAGGTTGATTCTGCTATTGCTAATACTCTGCATTAGTTTTCTTATGCCTAGTAGTGCTGCACAATTAACCCTGGCTCTTTCACCACCACTAAGTGCAGATATTTCTATTTCTTTACCGTGATCACTAATTACTACATTTAGTTTGTCACTGCTGTTTACTCGGAAACTTATTTGAAATCTGTGATTACTTAATTCTTCTAGGTAAGTATTAGTAACGCTCTCTAAGTCTTTAACCAAACACTCTATCTTATAAGCTACTAAACCTGTGCTGCTAAATGTTTTTACTAATAGCTGTAGTGTGCTAGATCTTTCGTTTAAAACCGACAAAAGTTCTTCGTCTTGTTCTAAACTGGTTTGAACATCGTATAGCTGTCCGATTAAAAGATTCACTCTTGCATTGTGTGCTAGAATATTATTATTTTCTTCAGTAATCTTTTTAATATCTTTTCTTATACTTGCTACGTCAGCCTCTAAAACTTCGATTGTTTTTTGTAGCTCTGATCTATCCAAAATCTGTGTTTCCAGCCCAGGATCGTACAAAGCATGGTATTCTTCATACAATCTCTTATTTTCTTCTTTTGTACTCCACGTTTTGAGTTCTTTTTCGTAGGTTTGTAAGAGCTTTTCTAGGTTTTCAACTGTTGCTTTGCTAGCAGTTTTTATGGACTCTTGTTCAGCAATAAGGTCGTTTACTTTTTCTAAGTCTATTTCTTGAGTGCAAGTAGGGCATTGATGACCCAGCTTTTTCATCTTGGAAATAAAAGCGTCACAGTCTTTTACTGTTTTACTATTTTCAGTTTTATCTGTTGTTAATTTTGTAACATCTAGAACTGGTTTGGGAGGTACGACTTCTACCGTTATGGAATCTCTTAGCTCTTTGTACTTATTATTTTGTATTATCTTTTTATTTGTAGATTCGATGTTTTTAACAGTTTCTTTTAATTCGGCAATCTCTTCCAAAGACTTACTAGGTTCTACAGGTACACTTAATAATTGTTTCAGGGACAGGTCAGCGGACTTGTACTTATCAATCCAAGATTTATTGGTAGAAATTTTTGAATTAAGTTTGGTAATTTCAGTTTCAGTCTCTTTTAGTAAACCTTTAAAAACTTCACCATACTCGATGTATTTATTTAAGTTTAAGAGTTCAATCAAAAACTTTTTTCGGTTGCTGTCTGTAGCAGTTAAAAACTCCAGACTAGCTGCACTACTCTGATATACTATCTGAGTAAAAGTCTTGTGATCAAAACCTATTAGTTCTTCTAGGGTTTTATAGGTAGTAGTAGCGGTATGTCCGGAAATATCTGTGCCGTTACGGGACAATTTAACAGTTTGAGTACTACCACGAGTAGTTTTTAGGCTGTAACTGTCTCCGTCTTTGTCAAAATCTAACTCAATAGTATAGCTTTTGCTATTATTATTTCGATTAAGAATATCCGCCTTCTTAATACCTTTTGAGTTTTTGTTATATAGAGCTTCTTCTAGGATAAGTGCAATGCTACTCTTTCCGTGGCCATTGTACCCTAGTATCTGTGTTAGCGGAGACTTGCTAAAATCAATCTCGTTATTTTCTCCATAAGAAAACAAGTTGCTCCACTTCATTGTTTTTAGTGTAATCATGTTATAGCTAAATAGGTTCTTAAGTCTTTAAAGTCGCCGACGTATTGATCATTAACAAATATTTGTGGTACTGTTCTGGCACCTGGAACGGCTTTTAACAATTCTTCTTTAGTCCAGCCTTGGTCAAGTATTCTTTCCTCTACAGTATACCCCATATTTACCAGGGTAATTTTTGCTGTGTGGCATGCTTGGCAGTTTTTCTGAGACCAAACTACAGCCCTTTTAGTTAAGTTTTTCTGCATGATTGTTTAACTCCTGCAATGCTCTTGATATAGAGCTGTCATTAACCTGTAGTATATAGGTTAAATACTCCCTAACCTCGTCCTGAAGTGAAAATTCTGGATCTAAGATAAGTGCAGTATCTGTTTCTTTACGGGAAACCTTTTTGTCTACAAACTCGCTGTCTTCTAAAACGCTTAGCTCTGAGAGATCACCCTCTACCTCATACACAGTGTGATGATAGTCTGTGGGCGGTGTAGGCTCTCCTGCTTTTACCGTTTTTCGGATTAGTTGAGGTACTTCTAGTCTGACCCAGGTGTGCTCCAGAGTATCACTATCGAGAATAATAACGCCAGTATCAACAAGGGTACGGTGAAAACTAGTGGTAACTGGACTACCAGGATATAAGATATTACGCTGGCAATTATCGTAGCTGTGTAAATCGCCTGCCAATACCACTTTCCAGCGGTCGAAGATTTGCAAGTCCACTTCTGGTTTGACATGTGGTGGTATTTCTCCTCTTACATGGGTGCACAAAATATCGCCGTGAAAATCGTGATCACCGGGGCGGTAGTCTTTTAACTTGTTGTAGGGAATAAAATCAATGTTTTCTTGGCTATGGAAGTCATCTAGGATGGTAACCTGATCGTTGATCTTGGAGGTTACCTGCTTTAGGTTTGTTAAAAAAGTAGTATTCTTTTTAACTGCTTCGTGATTACCACTGTAGATAATAGTGGGTATTTTACAACTAGCAACAAAGTCAAAGTAAACTTCTAGTTCTTCCATATTGGGTAGCTTGTCAAAAATATCGCCACCCACAATCATTAAATCGCACTGTTCTTGAAGGTTCCAAAGCTGATCCATGAGGATCTCATAACGATTTTTTGCCCAGTCGACCGGAACTCCCTTCTGACCGAGTTTTATGTGTACGTCCGCAGTAAATAGTATTTTCATAGTTTCAGTGAAGAAAGCCCCTAAGCTGTTAAACTTAGGGGCTGATTATTATTCTAGCTCTTTTACGGCTTCTTGATCTTGGTCTTCGCTATCACCGCTATTTGCCTCAGCCAGCTTTTCTAGGGCTGTTTTTACATCGTCGGCAGTGGGGCGGGGAAACTTGCTGTCGATAGACTCAGCACTGTCTGCAAGAGCACGCTCTTCTGGTGTAAGTTTGCGTCGCTTGCACTTTAGAACCGCTAGAGTGTACTCTACGTTGTATGCCATTGGGCCAGTCTTTTGACGCTTAAACACAACATCCCAGCCTTCATCGTAGTCGGTGGGATCGCCCAAATCTTCGGCAGCTGTTAGGATCTGCTCAAATAGCTTCTTCTTTAGATTTAGGGCTTTAACTTTGCCATCCTTAGGGTCGATACAGTTAATAGAGTATGACCAGCTGCACTTCTTTTCAGGGTAGTACTCAGGTACCCAGTCCTTTTCTACGTTTGTGAACTTCTCTTTTTCACGATCAAACGCAAGGCACTCAATAGGGATGTCTTTGTTGTTGGTACCCTTTAGCCAGTAAATGTATCGTGGTAACACACCACCAATCAAACGAACAGTGTTGTCGCCGTCTGTGTACGCATAAGACTCAACAGACTTCTTTACAGCCTTACCCTTTGTTTCGCCAAATTTTAGAGCCATTGTAATATTCCTCGAATTTAAATTTAATTGTGTTGTTTGTGATTGTTAAAAGCGGATTGTGACTTATGTTAGAGACATTTATGTCTGGATAATAGCTTAGATCAAGTGTTGTTACTCCGTGAGTTTTATAAAGAAACCAGTCTCTTTTGCCAGCCAATTTGATGTATTGAATTTTGTAGGATACATCACAAGAGCTTAAGAAAAGAGGCTCTGGGTTTAAAATAAAGTTACTTCCTGCGTAATTTTTGTTTAAAGCTACTTTTAGTCCAGGCTGTGGTTTTTTGTCCCAGTGATATTTTAGTAGGGATACTAACTTAAAACCACTACCTTGTGAATCTTTCTCCAGCTTTTCTAAGTTAAAAAATAAAGCCATTATTTGCCTTACAAAGAACTATTATATCACATAGGCTAGCATCGTGCAAGCCTATATTTTTTAAGCCTGTACAACCTTCCAGCCTTTGTCTAAGTAAAAACCAGTACGAAGTGCTGCTTGACGTCGTTCAATTGGACTGCTAAAAGCAATATCTAGGACTTCTGGATCTGGTTTGTCTGGGTGTAGCCTCATAATACGACCAATAATCTGTTCTAGACTAATTGGGTTTGAGGTAGGTACTGCCAAGATGACTGACGACAGTCTATTGATGGAGATTCCCTCTGAAAAGATTTGCCTGCTACCAGCAACGCACATCTTTTTTCCTGTTTCCAAGTATTCAATAAGGGTTTTTCTTTCTTCAAAGGAAGTGTCCCCTGTAATAAGTACGCAATCTGAGCCAAGTTTGTTACTAACCTTATTTAAAAATTCTACTCTGTCTGCTACTATGAGCACACTGTGATTTTTAGCCATTTGCATTTTTGCTAGTCCAGCTATAAAATCTTGGTACTCGGGGTCGTAGAGCAGTCGGTTCATTTTTTCAGTCCAAGTGAGCCTGCTGGGCAAGTTCATTCCTGTCTGAATAACTTTAACTGTGGGGTTAAGTGTGTGACTCTGTGGAGGTTTGAAGATGGTAGACCCAAAGTAATCACTAAAGATAACATGCTTTCCATCAGTTCGCTCCATTGTACCACTAAGTGCAATACGGTAACGGCTGTACATGCCGTCTACTAGACTAGCAAAAGTGGTGGCGGGTACGTGGTGTGCCTCGTCCAGGATCACTGTGCCAAATTCTTTGCAGACTTGTGGCAACATTTTAGTTACTGTTTGTACGTTGGCAATAACAATAAAGTGGTCTTCAATGTCAAAAGTACCACTACCAATCACACCGGGTTTGAACCCAAACAGTGCGTAAACTTCGTCTATCCACTGGTCACGAAGCATTGCTGTGTGGGTGATTACCAGTGTTTTTTGACCCAATTTGTGAGCAATGTGCAAGGCAGTGTAGGTTTTACCCCAGCCAACTAAGGCGTTGATAAAACACGTATCGGACACTTTGTCGTAGATAGGTTTTTGACTGTCTCTTAGCTCACTTTTAGGGTCAGGCCATGGTACTTCATTTTTTACTCTACGATCTACAATCTCGCAACCTTCTGGTACAAGGTCCATTCGGCCCTGCGGAACGCTAACAATCCCATTAGCTAATAGTTTGTAGTTTTTTATAATCTCTACTGTTTTAAAGCTGCCTTTAGCCCCGCCCTTCTTTTCTACTCTGTAGGTAAGGGCATCCATTATCTTTTTAATGTGGGCTCGGTCCTCGCACTTAAAATAAATACGATTGCTTAGGATTGCTTTTTTATCTTCTGTGGTCATATCATTTTGTAAGTGTCTTTGTATTGT